TCAAAAAATAATCAAATTGAAGAAGTAAATAAAAAAGATGATCCAACTCTTGATTATGAATACTCAAGAGGTAACTTATATTCTTTAATTGAAAAAGGACAAGAAGCACTTAATGGTATTCTTGAAGTAGCACAGGGTAGTGACCATCCGAGAGCATACGAAGTTGCAGGACAATTAATTAAAAGTGTTGGAGATACAACTGATAAGTTGATTGATTTACAATCAAAAATGAAAGAGTTGAATAAAGAAGAAAAAGATTCACCAAAAACAGTTAATAATGCATTGTTTGTTGGTTCTACTTCCGAACTTTCAAAGTTATTGAAGAAGGGAGTTCTAAATAATAATGTGGAAAAGGAAGAAGAATGAAATCATTTAAAGAATTTTTACAAGAAAGTAGTTTAACAAGACTGAAGAGTAAGTCAGATAAAGGTGGTATGGCTATTCTTTCTGGAAGTCGTGGTGATAAATCTGCAAAAGAAAATCGTGCAAGAGCAAAGCAGTTAGATAAAGACATTCGTGGTAAGTTTGGAAAGGGTGCAACAAAAGTAACTGGAAAATATCTAGAAAAAGATGAAAAAACTGGACAAGAAAAGAAAGTAAAGGAAAGAAGTCACGTTGTAACTTCTGGAAAGATGGGTAAGAGAAAGTTTAAAAAAGCAGTCAAAGCACTTGGTAAAAAATATGATCAGGATGCAGTCATCACACAAACAAAAGGTGGTGGAGGTGCTACACTAAAAAGAACTCGTAAGGGTGGATTACCAAAAAGAAATATACCTATTGGTAAGATGAAACCTCAAGGTAGAAATCCAGAGGCAGAAACTCAAATTAAGGGTAAGACATTTACTTATGAATCTTATCTTCGTGTTCAAGAAAGAGGTAAAACATACACAATAGTTCTTAGTTGGAAAGGTAAATTGATTACAACTCAGATGTTCATACCTTCATTTAAAAGACCAACAAAAGCAGAAATGACAGTAGAAATTCAAAAGGTATATCCAACAGCAATTGTAATGTACTTCAATCCATCAATGGTAGATCCAACAAAACCGATGTTGTTTGCTGGACAAGAAACGTAAGTTGTCATGAGTGAAATTTATCTTGGTAATCCTAATCTAAAAAAAGCAAATACACAAATTCAATTTTCTGCAGAGCAGATTGAAGAGTTTTTAAAGTGCAAAAACAATCCCGTATACTTTGCACAGAAATATGTAAAGATCGTATCTCTTGATGAGGGATTAGTTCCGTTCAAACCATATAAGTTTCAAGAAAAATTAATTAAAAGATTTCATAAGAATCGTTTTAATATATGTAAGATGCCTCGTCAGACTGGTAAATCAACGACTGTGGTTTCATATTTGCTTCATTATGCTGTTTTTAATGATAGTGTAAATATTGGTATACTAGCAAACAAAGCTGCAACTGCAAGAGAATTGTTAGGAAGATTGCAGACTGCATATGAGAATCTTCCAAAGTGGATGCAACAGGGTGTGTTGGTATGGAACCGTGGATCACTGGAGTTAGAAAATGGATCAAAAATACTGGCAGCATCTACCTCTGCATCTGCAGTTAGAGGTATGTCTTTCAACATTCTTTTTCTGGATGAATTTGCCTTTGTTCCTAATCATATTGCTGACTCGTTCTTTGCCTCTGTATATCCTACTATCACTTCTGGTAAAAAAACCAAAGTCATCATAGTTTCTACTCCACATGGTATGAATCATTTCTACCGATTGTGGCATGATGCAGAAAGAGGAAAAAATGAATATACACCGACTGATGTTCACTGGTCTGAAGTACCAGGTAGAAATGCAAAGTGGAAAAAACAAACGATAGCAAACACATCAGAACAGCAATTTAAAATTGAGTTTGAGTGTGAGTTCTTAGGATCTATTGATACTTTAATTGCACCAAGTAAACTTAAATCTTTAGTGTATGAAAATCCAATACAACAAAATGCAGGATTGGATATTTACATCCCTCCAGAAAAAGACCATGATTACTTAATGACGGTTGATGTTGCACGAGGAGTTGGTGAAGATTATTCTGCATTTGTTTTGACCGATATTACTGAGTTTCCACATAAAGTTGTGGCTAAATATCGAAACAACGAAATCAAACCAATGTTATTTCCAAATATCATATATGAAGTAGCAACAAATTATAATCAATCTTTTATCCTATGTGAAGTAAATGATATCGGAGACCAAATAGCATCAATATTAAATTTTGATTTAGAATATGAAAATTTACTAATGTGCTCCATGAGAGGTCGTGCTGGTCAAATTGTAGGACAGGGATTTAGTGGAAAGAAAACTCAACTTGGAGTTAAAATGTCAAAGACGGTCAAAAAGGTTGGTGCATTAAACCTCAAGACTATGATAGAGGAAAATAAACTTTTATTTAAAGATTACAATATAATATCTGAACTCACCACATTTATATCAAAAAGTAATTCATTTGAGGCTGAAGAAGGATGTAATGATGATTTAGCAATGTGCCTTGTAATATACGCATGGTTAGTTGCACAAGATTATTTTAAAGAACTTACAGATCAAGACGTAAGAAAAAGATTATATGAAGAACAAAAAAATCAAATTGAACAAGATATGGCACCTTTTGGTTTTATATCTGATGGGTTGGATGACGGTAGTTTTGTAGATAATGAGGGAGATACTTGGCACGTTGATGAGTATGGAGATCGTTCTTATATGTGGGAGTATCGGTAATGAAGAATCCATTTAAGCATGCTAAATTGAAAAGATTACTATCAAAATCATTTCCAAAAAAGAAAATAACTATCATAGATAACAAAGACGGATCACAAACAATCTTTATACTTTGATGGATAAGAACGAAGAGTTTGGTTTTACTCTTGAACATTTACTCTTTCAGGAAAGAAAATGTAGAGTTTGTGGAGAAACAAAAGATTTAGTAAATGAGTTTTATCTAATTCGTAAAAACAAAAGAAACTTTCCATCTGGGTATTCTTATGAATGTAAGATATGCACAGTCAAAAGAATTTTAAAAAATCGAAAGAAAAGTAAGGTATCAACTGAATGGTCATATCCAGACTGGTAATGTTCATGCATTGTTTCCCCAATGTAAAAGTAGCAAATAATAAATACTTTTAGTAAAATTGAATCTTTTATAAAGAGGGAAAGACATGTCGCTTAACTTAGTATCTCCTGGAGTCAAGGTAAGAGAAGTTGACTTGACTATCGGTAATATATCTGGAGCACAAGAACAGGTCGGAGCGATTGCTGGCCCATTTGAAAAAGGCCCCATCGATGTACCTTTATTGATAGAGAACGAGCAAGATCTTATAGCAACTTACGGAAAACCATTAGACACAGACGGACAATTTGAATATTGGATGACTGCATCATCATATCTTTCATATGGTGGTACATTAAGAGTTTTAAGATCTGATGGTTCAAATTTAAATAGTGCAAATGCAGGTGTGAGTGCAGATTCTGTAACATTGAAAATTAAATCTTATGATGACTATACATCAAATTATACACTCGCTTCTAATTGGTTTTATGCAGCAAAGAATCCTGGCTCATGGGGAAATGGATTAAAAGTATTTACAATTGATCATTTTGCAGATCAAGTCATTACTTTACCAGGTATCGGAACTGCTGGAATATCAGTTGGAATGGGTGTAACACAACCAATAACTGGAAGAGTTGCAATTGGAGCTGGAACAACTTCTGCTTATGGATCTGGATTCATGAGAGGTATCATAACTGGAGTTGGAACTGAGGCAGGTGCTGGTATTGGAACTGATCAAATAACTGTAAAAGTTGTAGATAGGGTGACTGCTGAAGGTATTGTATCAGCAACGAATTATGATCAACTTAAATTTTTAACATCAACATCTGAAACAGAAACAACACAAACTGCTACAGGAATCGGAACAACATCTGGTGTAGTTGATTTAGCAAATGACATAACAATTACAGGAATCACAACCACTAATGCTGGTGCTGGTATGGACTCAGACATAGCACTAGGTGATATAGTAACGGTAACTGGAGGAAATTCAACAGTAGCTGCAGGAACAACAGTTATTGCACTTAGTAACGCTAACGGTGGAACTGTTACTGTTGATAGAGCAATCACAGGTATATCAACTGCTGGTGATGGTGCAATATTCACATTTACTCGAACTACTGGAGTATCGACAACAACCAACACAAATACCACATTTATAATTCAAGAAAATGGTGATGCAGTTTCTAACTTCACAACAACTACAGTTAAAGACTGGTATAATTCTCAAAAATTAGGATTAACCAAAGGTGCTGATATTGCTTGGAATACAATTGCTGAAAAACCAGGAACTTCGGAATACGCAGCATCAAGAGAGGGTGCAAATGATGAAATGCATGTTGTAGTTATTGATGAGGATGGAAGTGCAACAGGAATTGCAGGTAACGTAGTTGAAAAATGGTTATATCTTTCAAAAGCAAAAGATGGAAAGAGACAACCAGCAGAAGAAGTTTACTATAAAAACTATCTTGCAAATAGATCTGAATACATCTACGCAGGTGCTGCACCATCAGGAAAATCCTCCTCATTAACAGCAATTGGTGCTGGTGCTGGTGATAGTGACATTAAAGACTTTAGTACAACAACAGGTAACTGGGGTTCAAATGCTGCAGGCACAATATTCAATGTAGAAGGTAATAGATCTTACGATCTAAAAGGTGGTAAAGATTATTCTGGAACCACTGGTTATATAATTGATAAGGGAGATGTTATTAACTCTTATAACGTTCTCAAGAATCCAGCAGAATATACAATCAACTTTATTCTACAAGGCCCAAGTGGTGGTGCTACTATCTTTGATTCACAAGCAAAGGCATCAGCATTGATTGCAATTGCAGACTTAAGAAAAGATTGTATCGCATGTATATCACCACATCGTGCAGGAGTTGTAAATGTATCAAATACAGATACACAAACAGATAACATAGTTGATTACTATGCTGCACTTCAATCTTCATCATATGCTGTATTTGACTCAGGTTACAAATACACATTTGATAGATTTAATAATGAGTTCAGATATATTCCATTAAATGGAGATATCGGTGGATTAATGGCAAGAACTTCAATTAATTCATTCTCATGGTTCTCACCAGCTGGTGCATCCAGAGGAGCAATTAATGGAGCAGTTAAACTTGCATATAATCCAACACAAGCACAAAGAGACATTATCTATCCGAAGAGAATCAATCCAGTGATTGCATCTCCAGGTGCAGGAATCATTCTCTTTGGTGATAGAACTGGACTTGGTGTTGCATCAGCATTTGATCGTATTAATGTTCGTCGTTTGTTCCTCACTGTTGAGGATACAATCGAAAGAGCAGCAAGAGATCAGTTGTTTGAATTTAATGATGTAATTACAAGAACAAACTTCTTAAATATAGTTGATCCTTTCCTTCGTGATGTCAAAGCAAAGAGAGGTATCACTGACTTTGTTGTTATTTGTGATGAAACAAATAACACACCAGACGTAATTGATGCAAATCAATTTAGAGCTGACATTTTCATCAAACCCGCAAGATCAATTAACTTTATCGGACTTACATTTGTTGCAACACGCACAGGAGTAAGTTTTGAAGAGGTCGTTGGAAACGTTTAACTTACTAGAGGAAAAAAATTAAATGGCTAACCTAAACATTCCAAGCACTAAAGACAGAACCCTTGATGCATTCAAGGGTAAAATGGTCGGGGGTGGTGCTCGTCCTAATTTATTTGAATGTGAACTATTCTTCCCTGACGATGCAATTCCTACAGACTCATCAAAAGATGAAATTGCAGATAAAAGTAGATTTTTAGTTAAATCAGCACAGTTACCTGCTTCAAATATTGCACCAATACTTGTTCCTTTTAGAGGAAGAAACTTAAAAATTGCAGGAGATCGTACATTTGATCCTTGGACAATTACTGTTATCAATGATGTTGATTTCAAAATTAGAACAGCATTTGAAAGATGGATGAATCTAATTAATAAGCATGAAGATAATTCTGGTCTTGTTGATCCAACAGCATATCAAAAAGATTTATTTGTGAGACAATTAGGAAGATCTTCACTAAGCGGCCCTGGCCCTGCTAGTGATCCACAGTTACCTGTACTAAAAATGTATAAGTTTCACGGAACTTTCCCAACAAATATCTCAGATATTCCTTTATCTTATGACAGTTCTGATACCATTGAGGAGTTTACAGTGGAATTACAAGTTCAGTGGGTTGATGTTCAAGATTCACAATCTAAGACACAAATTGGCACAGGAGCATAAATAGTGCTATAATAGTAGCAAAACGTTTATACAATGGCAAAACTTTTTGGATTTAAAATCCCTGACGGAGAGGAAAGTAAATCGAAGGGGGTGGTATCTCCAGTCCCTCCAAGCGATGAAGACAAATCAGACTTTTATGTCTCTAGTGGGTTTTATGGCCAATATGTTGACATTGAGGGTGTTTACAAGAGTGAGCAAGATTTAGTTCGTAGATATCGTGAAATGTGCTTACACCCAGAGTGTGACAGTGCAATTGAAGATGTTGTAAATGAAGCAATCGTTTCTGACTTAGATGATTCACCAGTTGAAATTGAGTTATCAAATCTAAATGCATCGGATAGATTAAAAGATTCTATTCGAGAAGAATTTAAATACATCAAATCTCTCATGAACTTTGATAAGAAGTGTCATGAGATTTTTCGTACTTGGTACATTGATGGTAGAGTTTTCTATCATAAAGTTATAGATTTAGATAATCCTTCAGAGGGTATTCAAGATATTCGTTACATTGATCCACTTAAAATAAGATTAGTTCGTGAAACAGATAAAACAGGATCAAATAAACTATCACCATTTGATGTTGCAAAAAATGGAAATGATCCAAAAAATTCAGCTGCTCCAAAAATAAATGAATATTATGTTTATAATCCAGATGGTGGTAGAAAGGGAAGTGGAATATACACAACTAAAAATGCTAAAGGCACAGTAAAAATTGCAAAAGATGCAATCACATATTGCACATCAGGTTTAGTAGATCGTAATAAACAAACAGTTTTATCATACTTACATAAAGCAATCAAAGCACTCAACCAATTAAGAATGGTTGAAGATAGTCTTGTAATTTATAGATTATCTCGTGCTCCAGAAAGAAGAATATTTTACATTGATGTTGGTAATCTTCCAAAGATTAAGGCTGAACAATATCTTCGTGATGTTATGAATCGTTATCGTAACAAGTTGGTATATAATGCTGACACTGGAGAGATTCGTGATGACCGTAAATATATGGCAATGCTTGAAGATTTTTGGTTGCCAAGAAGAGAAGGTGGTCGGGGAACCGAAATTACAACTTTACCTGGTGGACAAAATCTTGGTGAGTTAACCGACATAGAATACTTCCAAGCAAAATTATACAAAGCATTAAATGTTCCATCAAGCCGATTAGACAGTCAAGGTGGATTTAACTTAGGTCGTTCATCTGAGATATTAAGAGATGAACTTAAGTTTACTAAATTTGTAGGAAGATTAAGAAAAAGATTTTCTCAAGTTTTCAATGATATGTTGAAGACTCAACTAATTCTTAAAAATATTATTACACCAGATGATTGGAGTGAATTGGAAGATCATATTCAATATGATTTTCTATATGATAATCATTTCTCAGATCTTAAGAAGAATGAATTATTAAATGAACAACTTGGTGTAGTTGCATCAATGGAACCATATATGGGTAAGTATTTCTCTAATCATTTTGTTCGCACAAAAGTTCTTAAGCAAACTGAAGATGACATCAAAGAAATAGATAAGGAAATTAAAAAAGAAATTAAAGATGGAACTTTAATGGATCCAAATGCAATGGTTGATCCAAACACAGGTGCACCAATGGATCCTAACATGGATCTAGGTCAACCGATCACAGAACCAGATCTTGAAAGTCAAGGTTCTGCAACTGAAGCACCTGAAGGTGGAGAGATATAAATAAATAATAGTCAATATTATACTTTCTTAACATGGATGATTTAATGGATATGATGGTTGATGATGCTTCTTCAGCTGCAATCAGCGATAAAATTAAAGAAATTTTATACACAAAGAGTGCAGAAATGATAGATACTGCACGACCACTAGTAGGTGCAGAACTTTTTGGTGACGAAGTTCCAGAAGTTGAAGATGAAACCCT